AACTATGCTGAGTTACCAGGTAAAGCTGAAGGAAAGAGAAAACGCAGACACGCTGCTGGACGCGGTACAGATCATGAGTATGATCGCCAATCATCCGGGAGTGGAAGTGGTCACTCTGAAACGGGACGCAAATAAAAATACCCGTCTCACGACGGGTATACACACATAAGAAATGATGAAGGTTATTCGCATCATTTCGGACATATTATAACATGAGGTAAGGAGAAGGTAAAGAAGATGATCAAAGCAGAAATAGTTATAGAAGACGATGAAAAGAAAGCAAAGGTGGGAATAAGTGGTAATCCCATAGAATGCACGTCCGAAGCTATTAGTATAGTCGAAGGTCTTTATAATGCTCTCAAAGTGCATCCAGCTGGCGAAATATTTGCGGAAGCTTTCTGTGACGCGCTTCACGATGGTATATTCAAAGGTGATGAAGAATTGAAGGAAGCCACAAGGAATGACAAAGAACAAGCAATAGATGAAGCGAACGACTTCCTGCGGAAGTTCATGGATGCACTGAAGAGATAGGCCTTTGATATGCAAGGGGAAGACTAACGAAGGGTAAAAGGAAAGTAGCTTATGGACGAGAGAACGAGCTTCATCATGTACGATCTGTGGTGTAAGTACGTTGTGAGACTCAGTGACGAATGTGCGCTCCAGCTTTCGAGAGCCATATGCAGCTATGCTCTGGGAGTAGATTATGAGATCAAGGATCAGACCGTAGCTGTTATTTTTGAGAGCATCAGGGAACAGATGGACGATGATTATATGCGGTACCAGAAGAGGTGCGAGACCAATTCCAGGAACCGTAAAAAAACTATGTCTTCGAACGAAACAAACGTTAACGATGGTCAACGTTCGTCAACGTTCGATAACGATGGTCAACGTTCCGGCTGTGATAATGATAATGATAATGATAATGATAATGATAATGATAATATATCTAATCAATCTACTACTTCTAAAAACTTAAATTCTACTACTACCACTACTATGTCATCTGCAGTGCAGATGGTGGTGGAGGAATATAACAAGACAAGCTTTCCAAAGGTGAATAAGATTTCAGAGCAGCGTCGGAAGGCTATCAAAGCGCGTCTCAAGACATTCACCCCGGAAGAGATTTTAAAGGCATTTAGGATGGCGGATGCTTCCTCGTTCCTTCACGGGAACGGGGATAAGAACTGGGTAGCTGACTTTGACTGGATAATGGGTGTCAAGTCCGGCGGAGACCAGCATCTGACGAGGATCCTTGAAGGGCATTACTCCAGGGACAAGTCGGAAACTGCCAGATCAGGTACAACTTCCAAAAACAAGTTTATAAATTTCGAGCAGAGGAATACGGATTATGATGCCATAGTCGCAGAAAGGATGAAGAATGGCACGAAAAAAATCGATTCTGGTTAATCCGGATGCAAAGCAGTGCTACTTTTGCGGCTCCTGGAATGCTCCTGAATGGCATCATGTCATGCACGGGACAGCCAACAGAAAGATCGCCGATAAATGGGGTCTTACTGTGTGGCTGTGCAGGTCGTGCCATGCTGCGCTGCATGATTCTCCAGACATTGTCTGGAGAAACAAGGACCGTTTCCTGAAAGAGATTTCACAGGAAAGGTTTGAGGAAAAGTACGGACACGATAAGTGGATGGAACTTTTTGGAAAAAATTATTTGAATCCATGACGGAATAGGCCGTCTGGAAATACATTATTGCTTGCTACTTGGCAGGTTCATCTGCGCTGCCGGATCGATACACCGGCAGCATTAACGGAGGATGGGGATGAGACTTATAGACATTGTTGCTGCGATCGTATACGCAGCGTGCTTCTTTTTGACGGATGTGGCCGAGCTCAAGGCTATGTCTGTAATTGGTGTACTGCTTTATGCGATTTTAGCAGTGACCGGGTGACGAAAGGAGAAATGATGAAGGTTATAACTACCGTTGACGAGACACACTTGGTCAATAAGGGACTGCCAAAGTCCTGGACGTGTCCTCACTGCAAGAGAAGGAATATCAACAAGGAAGAGGAGCTGCTGGAGTTTTTCAAGACTATGCAGCACTGTGATTTCTGCGGATACGTGCACCTGTGGACGCTGGAGCTTACGGAAGAGTTCAAGCGGAAGACCGTCGAGATGCTCACGAAAGGCGGCAAGGCATGAGCGAGGATACATTTCATTTTGCCATGGGCAAAGACGGTAAGTTCCGGATCCTGGATGAAGATCTGAGTATGACTATATACTTCCGGGATAAGGGAGAAATGTACGACTTCGAAGCATGGCTTGAGGGTGAAGGCGGAGAGAGCTTCGCAAGATACAGAGGATCCGGAAGGGAATATCCGGAGATCTGCTATAACTGCAAATGGTTTGATCATAACGGTGCCGGTTGTTTCAACGGGCATTTACAATACGCACAGAGAAAAGATTGTGAGGGTTTTGAAGAAATATGAATGAGAACAAGAGGATTATCGTCGTTGACACTGAGACAACAGGACTGGATCCTGAGCGCGACGAGCTGTTACAGGTCTCGATAATAGACAACAACGGGAAAAAGCTTTTTGACAGTCTATTTAAGCCAAAAGCTGCATCCTGGGAAGCTGCCATGGAGGTAAATCATATTACTCCGGAAATGGTTCAGGATGCACCGAGAATAGCTGAGAAGATAGCTGAGATCACAGAGATCATGTACCAGGCGGATGAGATTATTGGGTACAACACTAAATTTGACATTGAATTTTTGGAGAATAACGGTCTGGTGCTTCGTGGGACCGAGAAGATAATTGATGTGATGGCAATGTTCAAAGAGACTCACGAAATAAAAAAATGGGTGAAGCTTACAGAAGCGGCAGCATTTTACGGCTTTGAATGGGGAAAGGCACAGGCACACAATTCTCTTGGTGACTGCTGTGCAACACTTTTTGTGTATGATCATCTGACTTGTGATGACACAAGTGAAATGAGCAAGAGGGAAGCGGTAGATTTGCTTTTGGAAATGCACAGTAATTGCTTGGATGGTGATATATACGAGGATCCGAACAGGTACCGAAAGGCATGTGCACTTTATAAGGCGATAAGGGCATTGGAAAAGAATGCAACCTGTGAGGATGCTATAAGCCGAGAAGATGCTTTAATGTGTATGACAGGGGAATATTTGGCAGATAAGGAATATAAACCCGAAGATATTATATCTAAGCATATTCAGAGGCTTAGAGCTTTGCCACCTGTACAGCCAAAGATAAGGACAGGGCATTGGATAGATGACAAGTGCTCCGTATGTGGAAAAGGAATTGAGGATTTAATTAGCAGTAGTGAATGGTATAGGAATGAAGAACCGAATTTTTGCCCGTTTTGTGGAGTAAAGCTGATTGAGCCAGAGCAAGATCAGCTATGGATGTATATGATTTTTAACAAAGATAAGATTAAGGAAAAGACAGAACAGTGGACTAAAGAAGCAGAAAAAGCTGGTATGACTTTAACAAAATATCTTGAGTCTATAAATCCATTAAATGATATGGAGAATCATTCCATCAAAACGGTAACAAATGCAAAAGATGCTGAAAATTATCCTATAAGTGAGGATATATCAAAAGGCATTGAAGAGATTAACAAATTGATATTTGAAAATGGGCAGGCAGAAAGAAAGGATAAGGAATGTTAAATTGTCCGTATTGCGGTAAAAAACCGATTATAGAACATTGGTCAAGCAATGGTCAAATGTATATGGTCAAGTGTAATGATCCTGATTGTTTACACCTTGATATGTATCCAAAAGGACGCAATCTTGACGAAGTAAAAGCCGAATGGGATAAAAGAGTGTTGGCAGAAAGTGAGGAATAAGAATTCCATACTTGCTTATAACTTGCTGTATCGGAAAGTGACTTTAAATACATTGGGGATAGGAGTTGATAATGGGTTTTAAGTTTGATTCCAGATCCATCAGATGCCCATTGTTCTGTAACGTGGTCTGTACAGACCGGGCTCAGTTCTTGGGGGTGGAGTGCGAACAAAGTCTGCTCAATCTGGGGTTTGATGTTACTCATATTACCAGGTTCCGGAACAGGAATGACCTGAAAGACTATACCGATATCTTTTGCAGGGATCTCTATAAAACTTGCCCGTACTACCAGGAGTACTGCCGGGAGTGCGGAATAGATGGATAACACGCTGTGAGACGCAGCGTGTTATTTTTTATGGTTTTTTAGGTCGGTAAGCGATTTTTCATAACTGTTAGATAATAGGGACATGGAGATATGCAGAAAAGCGCCGGAGCTAAGGACTCTGGCAAATAAGATAATCAAAGAGAAGCTTCACTGGATCCGGGAACAGAAGATCTCTATAGGTTTTTGCTACTCGGATCTGGAGAAAAAGAAAGGCAAGAACATACGGGTATATGCCGATATCCGTAAGGTTCCGGGAGTGTATAAAACCTGGCTGAGATACGACTTTGTGATCGCATTTTATGAACCTAACACCATGCTCATGGATGAGAAACAATTGGAGATCCTGATGGAACATGAACTCCGTCATATCGGTATAGATGATAACGGCGGACTCACCATAGAACCGCATGATATCGAGGATTTCCGCGCCATAATTGACAATTACGGACTAGACTGGAACGACACAGGAGGTGAAGAAAATGGCGAATAATAGTGGTAATTTGCGTCCACCAACCGCGGAGGAAGCACGGGAAAGAGGACGAAAAGGCGGTAAAGCATCAGCAAAACGTAGGCAGCAGATCAAGGCTTTTAAGGATGCATTAAGGGATGGGCTCACTCCGCTGGAACAGGAAAACATGCTGAGAAGTCTCAAACGAAATGCTCAGAGAGGAAACCTTCCCAGCTTTGAATTCCTTCTCAAGATGATCGGAGAACATCCTGACCAGCAGAATGAAGGTAATGATAGTGTAACAAACCTGAAGATAGGTATACCTGAATACGAGGATTAAGTAATTATGGACATAGATTTAGGGACACCGAACAGGAAACAGGATTTGTTTCTCCGGGATCATCATCGTCATGTTGCATTTGGCGGTGCCCGTGGCGGTGGTAAATCGTGGGCCATCCGTACAAAAGCTGTAATTCTTGCATTCAAGCATCCTGGGATCCAGATAATGATCATCCGTAGGACTTATCCGGAACTACAGGCGAACCATATAAGACCGCTGAAAAAGCTGCTGCATGTTGGTACACCAAAGTGTCCGATCAAGTATAACGACAGCCAGAAGATAATGACCTTTCCCAATGGCAGCACCATACAGTTTGGATATTGCAAAACGGAAGGTGATACAGACAGATACCAGGGAACTGAGGTTGACATATTGTTCCTGGACGAAGCTACACAGTTATCTGAACAGCAGATAAAAGATCTTAATGCCTGCGTCCGTGGTACATCCAGATATCCCAGAAGGACATATTACACATGTAATCCCGGTGGTAAGTCACATGGATATATAAAACGTTTGTTTGTGCAAAAAGAATATCTTACAAACGAATATCCGGAGGACTACAGTTTTATCCAGTCATTAGTCTATGACAATGACGTTCTTATGACGCAGGATCCGGAATATGTGAGAGCTTTGGAAGCTCTTCCGGAAGCAAAGCGTAAGGCATGGTTAGAGGGTGACTGGGATTCATTCATCGGCCAGGTATTCAACGAATGGAG